GCCCTGCTGGCCCTGCTGGTGCAACTGGCCCTGCTGGTGCTGCTGGTGCTGCTGGTGCAGATGGCAAGTCTGCTTACGAAGTAGCAGTTGATAATGGCTTCGTTGGAACTGAAGCGCAATGGCTTGCTTCGCTGGTTGGCCCTGCTGGCTCTGGAGGTGATAAATCTATACATGGAGCCATAGAGTCGCCAAAGATAAAAACTTATATATTGATGCAATCTGCCACATCAGCTGGAACAATACAGTCATTAAAGGCTCAAACTTCAAGCGGTAGCTGTATAATCGAAATACATAAAAACGGCGCTCTTATAGTTGGTGCATCTACAGTCGTAAATAATTTGTCAGAAAGCTCATTGCTGCTATCTGCCCCATTTTTAGAAGACGACAATATAGCGCTAGTTATTACTTCTTCAACATTGGCAGAAGATTTATCTTTTAGCATAAAAATAACGTAATACTATGATATACATATATACGCCAAAAGTATACGAATCACTAGAAGTATATAATCGTCAAAATAATTCTTTAACGGGAGTTGTGACAAACATGCTGCCATCTAAAGGAATTAGAATAACGCCAGATATACAAGGAGCTAAAAATTACTTGAGTTTAAGCTTTACTGTATGTCCAAGGGGGGTAACAGAGCTTTTTAGATTATTTGCAAGTTCAAATACTTCTTCATTTACGCAAGAACAGCATATTATATTAAATGATTCTAGCATAGCAACAAGCGGTGGTTTTAATTTTAGTTCAGTAAGTTCAAGTTCTAGAAACGTATCGGGTAAATCAGTTGTTTCATTAAGTTCTATATTTGCTAATACTAATGAATGGAGAACAGTTCTTTTAACAATAGATTCTGTTTCTTCCACTAAAACATGTAATCTTTATATAGATGGAATTTTATTTTGTACATTTAGTACGACTAATACACTGCCTGATCTTAGAAATTATTTACAAACATATTTTTTAGCTGATTTCACTGGAGTAATAAGAAGCTTTCAAATATGGGGCTCTAATTTTAGTGCAGTAGAGGCAGCCACATTAAGCAATGAATGTTTTTCTGGACAAGAATCCACACTTACAAACACGTTTCCTAGCAAACAGCTGCACTATAATTTTATTTTTAAAAGTGATAAAATTTCAAAGGGTACAAATGAAACTAATGTGTTGCTAAACGACTGGACATCAATATACGATGCGTCAGTAAGCGGCGTCACTGGAACAACTTCAACCTCAAACACAACGATAACAGGAATTTCTAGCGCCATAACGCCGTCTATTAAAGTTGGAATGAACGTGACTGGATCTGGTATACCGCTTTATGCAAGAGTTACCAGTGTTTCAAGTACAAGTATAGTTATTTCTGCTACACCCACATTAGCAGGGGCAACGACGCTTAATTTTACACCGAGAAACGTTTGGACCTTTGGTACTTATTTTTATAATCCAACTTCAGGCGGAACACTGTATATATCCAACGATAATGGAACTACTGCAAACTACTTAGATAGCATGATAAGCTATATGTATAAAGATATTGCTGTGACCTCTTTGGCGTCTATTTTATCTATAAATTGTTTTTTGCCAAAAGATGTAGGAACCTTTGACAACTTAAAGCTAATTATTGCTAATACTAGTTTTATTCCTCAAAACAACGTTGCGTATGTTACAAGTTCAACTAAAACTAGTGGTTCTTATTATGGCAACTCAAACATTTTAAGACAAACTAACTTATTTGCCCACGGGTTAGGCGATCACGGCAACCTTAAAGATCAAAAAAAAATCAACATTGATTTGACAGAGTATGAAGGGCAAACAGTAAGATTAATAATTTGTTTTACTGCTGATTCTTCTACCAATAGCACAACTGGAATAACTGGTAGTGTTGCGGTCACATCTATTAAACTATTAGAAAAAAGTACAATTGAAGGTGTAAAAAATAATTACGCACAAGTTATCAGCAATGGTGATTTTGAATCCGGAATATCGGGCTGGAATACGGCAAACAACAGTAATGGTTGGTTTGTTGGTACAGCAGACAAATTCAATGGAACTAAATCATTGTACATTTCTACTGACTCAGGCGTTACTGCGGCATATAACGCAAGCGCGGCATCTGTGTCTCATGCATGGAAAGATATAGTCTTAAGTGAATCACAGCGAATAATTAGTTTTAAATTTAAGGTCGGTGGAGAGACTAATCTTGATTTTTTAAGAGTTAGAGTATTAGACGCCAACTCTGCTGGCACACCAATTGCAGGGAGTGCCAGTATTTCTGGATCTGTAGCACACGACGCAAACGTTTCCTTCGCTGACACATGGAAAACATATACTATAGATTTAACTGGCGCAATAGTTGGCCCATATTTCGCTAGGTTGGTTTTTACTTGGGTTAACGATAACTCAGCAGGGACTCAACCTGGTGCCATAATAGACAATGTATGTGTATCGAGTAATACTCTAATCTCAAGTATTCCAGTGACCATTCCAATAATTTTTGACAATATAGAATATAGTGATAAATTTTAAATAAAATATGATATAATGATCTATGTCCTTAAAGGGAAAGTGAACTGAGAGGAAAAATGGCAAATAATAGTTTTAAAGTAGATAAGGGTTTAAGTCTTAAACCGCAAAGTTCATCGCCTATAGATCCAATATCTGGTGATATTTATTATAATTCTCTAAATGACACGTATTCACTAAGACAAGACGATAAGTGGTTCAATTTATCCTCTAGGGTAAATTTATCATCAAGTGCAATACTAACAAGCTCTAATTTAACGTCAGATATAGTTAAACACTCTCTTGTAGTACTGGTTGGAAGTATTTCTTCCAATATCCACGGTATGAGTCCATCTACTGAAGGAAGAGTAATTCATGTTTTTAATAAGGCCTCACAGCCACTCAACATAAAACATCAATCTTCTACAGAAATAAACTTAGATTGCAGAATAATCACGTTAAGTGGCACGGATATTATCGTTGCACCTGGACAGTGCGTTACGCTAGTTTACGACAAAAATGAATCTAGATGGTCGTGTGTTTCTAATCCAGTTATAGTAAATTCTATATTGCCGATGATTGGAAACTCGTTAGGAGACACACTTGAATCAACTCTTTCAAAGGTAGATGCAGAATTAGCTAAATTATTTGAAGATAGAAATGCCCTGCTCACAGATGGAGGATTAATAACTTGGACTGGATCTCAAATAGAGTTCACAGAAGATTTAAAATTAAGCATCAATTCTAAGATTGCCGGTGGCTCACCTACAATAATTAATTTAGGTAGCCTGTCGAGAACTCTAGCAAACAATGAATCTTGGTACGTAGTAATAAATAGAAATTCTGGCACTGTAGTTTCATCTATAGTGTCAACCACCTTGCCGGCAGTTACATCCGCTGACCAAGAAGTTTTTTTAATAGCAAAACGCGTAGATGCAAACGACGGTACAGAACGCCTTTATTGGCGCAATGGAATGGCATTAAACGCCGGTCAAACAGTGAGATTAGGCGCTAGCGGCTCAGGCGATGGATCCGGTCTTGGTGATGACTTAATAACTACTCAATTTAGAGCCAGTTTTACCGATGAATTTGATCAAGGGCCGTCGGCAGCATTATCGGCCGTGAACCCCACACTGACAAAAGGCACCTATAGCGCAGCAAAAGCGATTTATCAACTAAGCTATGATGCTACAAAGTTGGGCACGGCAGTTGGAATAAATGTAAGCGTCCCTACAGCTTGCTCTTTTACAGTTCAAGTTGGAGACATGTTCATACGCAACAATGAAGCGAAAAGAATCATTGGCGTAGTAAGTCAGACTACTTTTCAGGTAGAGTCTGCGTTTAGTTCTGATTTTTCGGGCCAAGCTGTAACTGTATCTCAAGCGGTACATTCAAAAGATATTTACAATCTTGCGCTTGATGGTTCAGCTCTTTCTTCAGGTTTTACTGACCCCTTTTCAGAAATTTTAGTCGATTACGAAGACACCTCCATAGTTGGTGATAGTATATTTGACATCAATACTGCTCCAGTGATCGCATTTTCTGCGTCTTCTGATAACGCTTCTTGGACTAATTTAACCACTCGTCCAACTTCTCCGTTAGATGAAATTCAGACAACTTTTTTACCCAGTGCCGGAACTTCCTTATATTTAAGGCTTTTTGCGAATAAAACGAGTGGGTCTGGAACAGTCAACGTACTTAAATATAAAGCCTATGCCCAAAAAGTTCCTGTAGAGTCTAGCGGAGGGGCACTAAATTCTGCGTATGCTTTTACAGACGGAGTAGGAACTCCAGTAAACTGTTCTGTTTCGGTTGTTAGCGGAAAAACTAGAATAACGCTTACTTGGCAATATCCAGTAGGAATAAACGTTGGAACGCCATTTGGAAGTATAGATGTTTATCTAAATGGTCAGCTTGTGCCTAGATATATAAATGCGACGCTGACACCAAACGCGTCGTACACTGAAGTTTCTTCGACTGTTATTGATTTAGACACTAATTACAGTGCTTCAAATATTTCTGTAGAGATACTTCAAAGAGCGGCAATAGTTGATCAATCTAGTCAAAACAGTACGTATATTGCGCAAAATACAGCGGCTATATCAGCAATACAAACATCCATATCTTTAGATCCAACTATACAAAAATTTACCTCCGGATCTGGTACTTATACCCTTCCGGCCAACGTTAAATATATTCGCGTTCGTATGGTTGGTGGCGGAGGAGGAGGCCAAGGATCACAGAATTCGCCTGGCTGGACAGCGGCGGGTGGCAATGGCTCAAGCTCCACGTTTGGAGCAATTCTTACTGCGCCTGGAGGAAACGGAGGAAATATTAACATCGCAAACGGTGCTTCCGCTCCGACTATAAGTGCACCGGCAATTGCAGTTGTTTCTTTCGCTGGTATGAACGGTTTTAGCGGGCAAGCAAAAGCCGCTGGCGTAGATTCTTCTTCGGGCGCAGGAGGATTAACTCCATTTGGAAGTGCTGGGGCTTCAGTAGTTGGTGCGATGGTTGGATTTTCAGCTATTTCAAATTCTGGTTCTGGTGGAAGCGGAGGAGGAATGTCGGTTGGAAGTGCCGGCAGTATGGGACAAGGTGGAGGCGCTGCAGCCTATATAGAAGCCATAATTCAAAATCCGCTGTCAACATATTCTTATTCAGTAGGAACAGGCGGTGCTGGCGGAATTGCTGGCGCTGGCGGTAATGCTGGTGGAGCTGGAGCCTCTGGACAAATTATAGTAGAGGAATACTATGTCTAAAATACTTAATATTTACAATGAAGACGGGTCTCTTTATTGGAAAGAACATTTCAATAAGCAAGAAGATTTAGACAAATGGCTAGATGAAGAAAAAACTAGGCCATATTGGAATGCTAATTTTGCAACAGAAATTATTGATGTTCCTCAGTCTGATTTCTCTGCGCAAGAAGAAGATATAAAAAAAATAGAAGAAAAAAAAGCATCAGCAAAGCAAAAACTTTTAACGCTGGGACTTGACGAAGAAGAAATACAGGCTCTATTAGGAATTTGATATGGCAAAAATAACAGGTATGCATACATCAGGATCTCCAGCGGGAACGATACTGCCTTGCGCCGGCGCTTCTGCGTTGCCGGGAACACTTCTATGTCAAGGTCAGGCGGTTAGTAGAGTAACGTATGCTGCTTTATTTGCCGTAATTGGAACTACACATGGTGCGGGAGATGGATCGACCACATTTAATTTACCCAATACTCAAGGAAGATTTCTGAGAGGCAGCGGAAATAATAATCTTGGTCTCGGAACAACAAACGGAGCTTATCAAGACGATGCGTTTCAAGGCCATACACACACATATACTGTAAGGTTTCAATTATCTGGAGGTGGTAGCGGATCGGACTGGGCGTTTGATGCGTCTACTCAAACGAGTTTACCAAATACTCACCCATCTTTTGGTAATATAAGATACACAAATGAAACTCGCCCTTCAAATGTTGGCGTTAATTATTGCATCGCATACTAAAAATAAATTATGGCTATACTTCAAAAAATTAATCAAAAAGCAAATATTCGAAAATCATCTGCGGGCGATATGCCTTATCAACCTCAATTTCCTGTCATATCAAAATATGAAGCTGATTCTACGGCTTCTCAAACTGTTATTAATATGACATTCAGCGTTGACCAAAACAACAAAGAGGCGTTTCAACTTTTTGTTGACGGAAACCTTCTTAGAGAAGGCGCAGCAAACGACTACACATTTACGTCAATAGGTTTTGATAATACTTCCTCTCAGGTTACGTTGACCTTTACAATACCCGCAGGACTAAATATTGTGGCGATCAAACTTGGAACTAAAAAAGAATCCGAGTTTGGAATGGATAATCGTTTTACACAAATGCGAGATGTTCAAACTTATAGTGTAAATACTGTTCTTACAAGCTATAATAGTATAGTTTTAGTAAATGCGTCTGGCGGGCCAAGAACGATGACTCTTCCTGCGCCAAGTTCTGTGAGAGGTGCGGTAATCAATATTAAAAAAATAGACAGCAGTTTGAATGTTGTAACTATCTCTCCTCCATCAGGAACAATTGATGGGGCGGCTTCAAAGCCTCTTAATTTTCAGTGGGACAGCTTAGCAATAACAAGCGATGGAACAAACTTCTATTTAATATAACGGAGCAATTATGGGTTTTCTTAGTGTACAATCAATAGTTCCGCCGGGAGTAGTTCTTCCGTTTGCCGGCTCGGTGGCGCCAGATGGGTGGCTTCTATGTCAAGGTCAGGCAGTTAGTAGAACAACATATGCTACTTTATTTGCTTCATTAGGCACCGCTTATGGTACTGGAGATGGATCTACCACTTTTAATCTACCGAACACACAGGGATATTTTTTAAGGGGCGCTGGAACTACCGGTATATATTCTACCACTAGAGGCGCCGTGCAGGCCGATGATTTTAAAAGCCATAACCACAATATAATTGTTTATGATTCCGGAGGAAGTAGCACCAATTTACCTACAGATTATTTTCCAAATGGCACACTTCCGGGGACGAATACGACGGCAATACAGAACGCCGGTGGCAGCGAAACTCGCCCAGCAAATGTTGGTGTTAACTATATAATAAAGGTGTAAATTATGAAAATAAAAATAAGAAAAAATGAAGCTTTGTTCTCACAAGAAGGTTTGCATATTCTAGATGAAAAAGGAATTGCGGTTTTAGCTCAAGAAGATATAGAATGCGATATTGCAGAAGAACATTTTGAGCGCGTTAAGCAGATCGTAATTGCACAAAGACTCCGTTACGGCCTTGATGAAAACGGAGATGTACCTGTAGTAGAAGAGCCTGCAATAGAAGAATCTATTATCGAAAAACCAAACGATCAAAATAACGACACATTGAATTAAAATATGCCTAGAACAAATTTAAATACGTCTAACGTGAGCGTGCCTGAATCAGGTACAGGTGCATCGACCGCTGTAATTCCTACTGGCACTATTAGCATGTATGCCGGTGATAGCGCCCCAGATGGCTGGCTACTATGCAACGGAGAACAATTACCTAATGGAGTAGGAATAGTGCAGGGCAAACAAGCTGATTTTTCTGCGTTATATGCGATACTAGGTACAGCATACGGTGTTCAAGGTGAACTACCTGACTGCAGAGGTATTTTTGTAAGAGGTGTAGGTAGTCAAAACATAAGTGGAAAAAATTTTTCTGCTCTTAGAGGTTCTAAGACAAGCGATAGAACACTGCGTCATACTCACGGAGTAACAGGAAATATCACATCTACAGCAACATCTACAGCAACATCTACAGCAGCATCAACCGTAAATCAAAATAGCTCATACCCTTTTCCAGCTATAAGACACACTAGTTCAGCTGTAACTAAACAGGCCGTTGTAAGTATAACAAGCGGCTCGGTGTCTAAAGATTACTTTTTAAGTGTAGGTTCATCAAGTCCTCCCGAAACTAGGATTCCAGCGGTAGCTACTTCAGTTACTACTTCAGTAGCTACTTCAGTAAACAATACGCACAATCTTACTGCTGCTTTTCAAGCAAATGGCGACACAAATGAAACAGCCCCTGCTTCTATAGGTCTAAATTACATAATTAAAATATAACTGCATCTATCGCGCTTATAATACTTTTTTCTTCGCACTTATTAAGTTCTTGATATTTTTTAGACCATGTTATAGTGACATGATTCACACATAACATAAAAGCATTATCATTATATTCGTCGTTAATCCAATCTATGTCTATAGATGCTAAAGGATCAATCGTGTTTATTTGCTCTTGAAGTAGATTTTTTGCTCTTTTAACGGAGCTCATTAGAGAAAAAGAATCATTAAACTTAAGGTCATTAAGTTCTTCTATATTTTTTATGAACTGTAAAACATAACCCTTTGCAGTATTTTTTTGAAGAATCTTGTTTTTAAGCTCTTTTTTCTTGGCTATTCTTTTTTCTATTTCTTCAAGAGCAGATCTTTTCATATAGATCTTATACAAGACAATACAAACTTTGCAAAATCCTTGTGTCCCATGGCCTTAAGGCAATCATTCCAATCTTCTGTAGTGTTAGTTAGTGCAAAATGCGTGCATGATTCTGATTCTTTAAATTTCTTAAGCATCTTTGCACCTGCTTCATCAGAATCTGGGGCAACTACAACTTTTAAACCTTGATCCTTAAGATCTTTAAATATTTGCCTATGATGTGCGGTAGCACCTGCGCCAGAGCAAGCAACTGCACGCCATGGATTATTGTGTACTCCACCGTATGCTATATTAAATGCCTGATTAATTGCTATAGCATTTAATGCACCTTCTGTTATTAATACACCCTTTATGTTACCCATGAATTTGGATTGATTCCAGCCATATATAAGATTGCCTAATCTAGTTCCTGGCATAGTATCCATCTTTTGAATTTCTCCGTCTGGATTAATTCTAGGTTCTATAAATCTGGTTTGTGCTCCGCAGAAATGATTATCGAAGTAATAAGGAAAAACTATGCCATTTCTTTCTATGTCGTAATACATGTCACCTTGAGGCGATAAGCCTCTAGTTTTAAGATAATCTACTCCATTTTTAGCTCTTGGATCGGACATGGGGATGAATCTAGCTGGCCAGCTCATGACATTTACTTCATCAGGCTTTGCCTCTTTAAACTCAAAATCTCCCTTTAAGAATTCTGCTAATTGTATTCCAGCGTGATAACAGTATGAACGAATTGAATAACCTCTTTGACATTTACCTACACAGTACACCCAGATATCTTGAGTATCTTGATCTATGTGCCAATGCAAGCATGCGTTTTTTCTTCCGCCCTTACATATCAAGCAGTGTCGTGTCGATAGTGCTTTTACATTACTCATATTATTTTTCTTGCAAATTTGCTTCTAGCTTATCAAGCTGTCTCTCTGCAACTTCTCTCTCGGAGATCTGTTTTAGGTATCTACCTTTCTCGAAAGGGCATACAATCTTATGCCCCGCAACCCCAAATCGATCTTTATGAATAACAAAGTCCGTAGTGGCATCTTCCCAGTTAGGAATAACTTCGATAATAACGGTTGCAGGTTCTACGATTGCAGAACATTCTTTTATTCTAGCATCGATATCTTTTGTTCCGCCTTTTTTACCTACAGAATAAAGCTGAACGAACAAACACACTGGTACTTCAGAGCTCTTGATATATTGACCAAGCCACGTTCTAAGGTCGTTTAGAACCTCGTACGTAGTCTTATCTGGCTGTCGTAAGGAATATTTGATCAACTGATAATAATCGATAAGCACACAAGAGTAACCATGCCCTTTAACGGATTCTAGAGCGGCCTTAACACCTTCAACCTTAGTAGTAAGGCCTTCTCTCCACACGACATCTAGTACTTTAACATATTTGGCTATCTCTGGAAGCATAGCACAGAGCTCTCTAAGAAGCTCTGGAGGCATTTGCCCTTTTTTATACTCGTTAAAGTTGTATCCTTTATCTAAACAAGCAACCCTAAGAAGAACGTCTTGCTCAGATTCCTCGTTGGATACAACCAGTACTTTTTTGCCCTGTTTCCACAAAGGATATGATATGTTTGCAGCAACGGTTGATTTACCTGAACCAGTATATGCGCAAAACAGATATAGATTTTCTCGCGTAAAAGGTATGGCGGCAGTAAGAGAATCATTGATCAATGTTATTCTCTCGTTTAGCATCTTGTTGTAAGATGCTATGTTTTTATACATCTTTAGGAGAGATTCCTTGTCGCCAAAAGAATCGATCTCATCGATAGAGACAGTGATATCTGAAGATGAACTAGATATACCAGCTCTTTTTAGAAGTTGTTCTTGATGCTCTTTACTTAAAACTGCCATCTTCTGCCTCGCTTAAAACGCGTTTATAATCTTCCAAGGGATTATACGAAGTATCGCGCAAACGTTTTTCGAGCTCTTCAGTATTCAAGACCGGAAATTGATCTGCGTACTGACGCTGCAGACGATACTCTTTAGCTGACATGTTACCAAAAACTTTTGGCTCACCATCGTCGTCGTCTTTTGTTTTTGATATTTTTTGTTTTGTTCTTGGATATATAGAAAAGAAAGCAGATTTGCATTTTTCTTCTATATCTTTATGCCATTCTTTTATAAAGAGCTTTTCACCTAATGCTTTAATTCTTGGAATAGACTTTAACCTGTTATAGGTATTGACAGCAACGGCGTGCTTAGGGTAATGAGCATTTGTGGCCTTTTCTAAGAATTCAAACGCTTCGTCAAATGTAACATTTGCATTTTTAAGATTTTCAAAAAGACATTGAAAATTCTCTTCAACGCTCTTTACTGTTCTATCTTTCTTAGATAAAGAGGCCTTCCACTCTTCAAATATAAGATTTTTTTCTTCAAGCATTGATCGACTCTTCTTTTATAGTTGAATCACCGGTTTTCAAGTTAGTAACTTGAATTTTAACGGAATTATTTTCTTTGTCTATGAAGAGAAGTTCGATTCTGTATTCGTCGTTGATTACAAACGGCCTGCGCTTACCAAGCCACCAGTAAAGCTGAGTCTTTAATTTGTTAGCGTAAGAAATATCGCTCATAAAACCTCCAAATGGTTATTTTTATTATACAAGGATATCATTTAATTGTCGATAAATATTGAACTTATCTTTCATTACTTGGTATCATATTGATATGATAAGTAAAGTGTTAATCAACAACGATAAAATCACCGTCGTTGATCCAACTCCTCAGATGATATCTTGGGCAAATCAAAATCTATCATACACAGACAAATCAAAACAGTATCAACTTAGAAGAATGGCAAAAAGTCTGTGGCATAGAAATTCTCCAGCGTTTGCCAAGTTACAAAAAGAAGTCAATGGTAGCCTGTTCTCTATAGATGGAAACGTACTAACCATGTCTACATGTTTTTTGGACATGTTCTTAAATATTTTTTCGGATAAAGCATCTATACAAGATGGCAGAAAAGAAACCGGTAGCAAGATATCACTTCCTTGGGCGAAGAAGCCATATGATCTAAGGCCGTATCAAAAAGAAGCAGTAGAAGCAATGCTTTCTAATAATAGAGGCGTAATAAATTTCGCAACAGGTCTCGGAAAGACCTTGCTCGCGACACACATGATACAGCAATACAAGAAGCGTACATTAGTTGTTTGCCCAAGCGAATCAGTTGCTAAGCAATTTTATACGCTTTTTGAGTCATGCTTTGGCAAAAATAAGGTGGGTTTCTACGGTAGCGGCAAGAAAAAAATAAACGATATCACGGTTGGAATAGCCGCATCTATATGTAAGGGCGTAAACGATTTTAAAAATGCAGATCTTGGCTTACTGATAATCGATGAAACCCATCATACGCCGGCAAACACTTTCTTCGATATAGCTGAAGGTTTATCTAACACCGGTAAGATATTTGGTCTTACAGCCACAGATTATAGATCTGATGGTAAGGACATAATGATAACCGCTGGATGTGGCCCTGTCATAATGAGAAGAGATATAAGATGGGGCGTAGAAAATGGTTGGCTTGCGGAGCCCTATTTTATAGTTAGAAAAGTAGATACAGGCGGAAAAGACTTTAAAGACGATAAACTTAAATCTTATAAAGAGCATGTTTTAAACAACAATATAATGAAAGATAGGATAAGAGAAGACGCTGAGAAGATGATGGAATCCGGCAAATCTGTCCTTATCCTTGTAGATGAGGTGGCGCATGGAGAAGAACTTAGCAAACAGCTCAATATTCCTTTTGCAACCGGCGTAGATTCTAAATCTCAAGATTACGTCGACGCTTTAAATAAAGGAAAAGTTAGAGGTCTAGTTGGAACAGACGGCCGTATAGGTGAAGGAACGGACACGCAGAATGTAGATGTGTTAATACTTGCAAATTTCATGGCCTCCAAGGGGCCCGTAATCCAAGCTGTCGGTCGAGGTCTAAGAAAACAAGGTCAAAAAACTAAGTGCATCGTGTTAGACTATATTCCAACAGGATCATCGATGTTGTCAAGACATGCCAACAGCAGAATCTCTTATTATAGAGAAATAACAGATAAGGTAAAGATCGTATGAGTTTTGTTAAAAGTAAAGAAGAAGTTATAAAAGACGCATATAGAGTGGCTTGTGAAGTTGTCTCAACTGAACTTAGCCCATTAAAGAACGAATATGGCGCCTATGTTCCTCCATATCGTCAATTTGAGCTTATAGAAAGCGCTATTACTAGAGGTATAGAAGTAGCACTAAGATCATTAGTTAATAACTACTATTCTAATAGTGATTTTGAGCAAGACATTAAACTGTTTCCATAGTATAATTTATGTATTATGGCTCGCTCTACAAATAAAGCTGGACTTAACTTAATCAAAGACTTTGAAGGTTTGCGTTTGAAGCCATATCTTTGCAGCGCTGGGGTACCTACCATAGGGTACGGAAGCACTTACTATGAGAATGGGACAAAAGTTTCTTTAAAAGACAAAGAGATAACCGAAGAAAGAGCAGAAGAACTGCTTGCGTTTCATCTGAGAGAGCACGAACAACACGTTAATAATCTAGTTAAAAGTTCAATAGCAGATAATCAATTTGCAGCCTTAGTATCTTTCTGCTATAACGTTGGACCCGGCTCTTTAAAGAAATCAACTCTTTTAAAGATGGTAAATGAAGGTAAACTTAATGATGCTGCGGAGCAATTTTTAAGGTGGAATAAAGCTGGTGGCAAAGAGCTTGCAGGTCTTACAAGAAGAAGACAAGCAGAACGCTCTTTATTCTTAAAAGAAGACAATACACAAGAAGATCCCTCTGAAGAAGAGATAAATCAAAAGCTTTCCGACATAGAAAAAGATCTCATATAATTTTATGGGGCTATAGCTCAGCGGTAGAGTCAATGCTTAGGGATTAACATATTTAAGCAGAATGCGATGGTTCGAATCCATCTAGCCCCGTTAAATTAACCCCTCTTTCATCCTAATTTTACAAATTCTCTCCACTCTATTCTTCGTTCACGTAGTGAACGAACGTGCGCGAAGCGCACGTAGCTGGTGTAAGCTATAGGGAAGAATAGAATGGAGTGGTGGTGTTTGCTTATCTTTAATGGTACCCGTGAGAATAGCACTTTTAAGTTAAAAAAATATTTTTTAAAAAATAATTCTTTTGAGTATAAAGACATTATGCAAAATAATGCTATCGTTAACACGGAATGGAAAAAGCAACTTAGTAAGATGACACAAGACATGTATAGGGTTGAATGTCAGGTTTTAGAGGGCGGTAAATTACCCGATAAAAAACATTCATCAGACGCTGGATTTGATCTATATGCAGTAGAAGATATTACGATATATCCAGGCCAAACTCTTAAGGTTCCACTTAATATTAAGCTAAAATTGCCAAAAGGTACTTGGGCTAATATAACAGGAAAATCTGGTCTTGGTGCTCAAGGGTTGCTAGTTCATGCTGGTGTTATAGACGAGGAGTATAGAGGCGTTCCGCATGTAGTCATGGCAAACGTTAATCTTATAGAAAGATTGGATGAGCAGGGATATCCAGTCATGAGAGTGCAACCGATAGTTGTTAAAAAAGGTGAAAAATTAGCTCAACTCATCATGGCACCGTATGCACCTCATTTCTTTGTACAGCAAGTTGAATTAGTAGATTCAAATACTGCTAGATCTGAAGGCGGCTTTGGAAGCACGGGAAAATAAATCCGACATATACGATGAGCTGAAAAAGCTTTTTTATATGCGATATGGAGAAAAATTAGAAAATCTTAAGATTACTCCATGGAGTAGACATGTTCATCCGATATTGTATATCGATGAAGACGAACATGAAATAACTTTATTTTTAACCTCTGATACACAAGAGGATACTACAGTAGGTTATTATAAACCCGTTAAAACCTATTTTTCACCTAAAAAAGGCAAAGAGAACTATGAAATAACTTATAGAGTCTCTGATCTAGATAACTTTAAAAAACATTTAGAAAAAATAGTTTGGAACTCTTTTGAAAAAGAGTTTGACATAGATCTTGACAAGAAACTTCAAGATTAAGTATAATTCTCTAAGCATAGGAGAAACTGCTTGAACAATTTATCTAGTATCTTTCAAACAAATGTAAGGATTCACAATATGGATCCGATGCATAAAGATGCGGTTTGGCCAAAGAACGTCGAAATCTGCATCGCAAGAATCCCTATAAGAAAAAGGGATGGATACGATACAGAAAAATTTAAAGAATTTGCTAAAAAACTTAAAAACTCTGTAATACCTAACGGAGTTGTTTTCTTGGTTTGTTATGCACCAACAGAAGCAAAATGGCGTCCATTTGAAGTAGCTAAAGCCATGGTAGATGCCGGTTTTAATCATATAGATAATATTCTTATTAAAAAGACCTGGTACCCTGGAAAAAGATCAGAAACTAATTTAGTCAATTCACACGAATATGTTCTTCATTTTTGTAATGGAGAGGTGTGGAAACTTGACAGATTACCAGTAAGAGAATATTTAAGCACCAACGAAGATATTTCGTGCCCAGGAAATACGTGGGAAATAGAAACAGGGTCTCTTGACGAAGCATATCCGGTAGATCTCGCAGAACTTCTTATAAGAATGACAGATTGTCTTCCTGGATCTGTTATATTCGATCCTTATTGCGGTGGAACAGGTTCGCTTAAGGCAGCATTAAAGCTTGGTCATAGTTTTTATGGTTATGAAAATGATCCAAAACAGATTAAAAAATATGAAAAAATAGTTCAAGAGTACAATAAGCAGATGGATAACGTGGTAAAGAAAATCAAGAAAAATCATAGGAAATTAAAGTAATGGTTTACGAAAAAAGCAAAGCTAAAAGCATAACTGCAGATAGAAATGATATACGAAAAATCGTTAGTAATACTATTAACGATATGGCTACCGTTGTAGGTGCAACACTTGGACCTGGCGGTAGGGCAGTTCTGATAGAGCGCGACGGTCTATCTCCTCTAGTAACCAAAGATGGTGTCACTGTCGCTAAATCTCTTGGTGTTGCCAACGCTGAAGCTAATATAATTATAGAATCTGCAAAAGAGATATGTTTAAGAACCGCTAAGCAAGCAGGAGATGGCACGACAACTGCTATTGTATTAGCTAACGCTATAACAAAAAATGGTCTTGAATTTCTCGAGAAAAATCCTAAATACAACCCACAGAGAATGGTGAATGAGCTTAACGAGCTTTATACCAATGTTGTAGTTCCTTTTCTTAAAAAGAACGCTAAACCAGTTAAAGAAAGACATGAACTTATAAATGTTGCCACGATATCTGCAAACGGTGACACTGCTATAGCTACTGCTGCAGTAGATGCAGTAATAGCTGCAGGCGAAGACGGTCAAGTCCTTATAGAGGAAGCAGATGAATCCGGTATAAGAGTTGAAACTATAGATGGTTGCATAGTTACTACAGGCTTAAAGGATCTTGGATCTATCGGTCTTGCTTTCATAAACGATAGAGCTAATCAACAATCTAAGATGGATAACGGTCTCGTGTTTTTATACGACGGCACCATAAATGATCTAAAGGTTCCTGGTGCTATACAACAAGCTGTAGAACAGACAGATTTTTACGGTAAACCCATAATTGTCATAGCTCATGGATTCTCTGATGTAGTGCTATCTGCTTTTGCAAAGACAACAAAAGGTGGATATACAGTAGTACCTGTTAAAACTCCACTTGGTGGAGTGGCAAACTCAAGAACCATGTTTCTTCATGATATGGCAGCTTATACCGGCGCTACTGTCCATGATCCCGGTACTTTAGATGCATGGATAACAGATGAAACTAAAGAAGATGGTGAAGGATTTGGTACTTTTCAAAATGCAAAGGTTACGCTATATGAAACTTTTATAACTTCAGAAGTTAATTCTGCCTTAATAGAGGCTCGTATAGCTGAATTAAAGTCTATAATGCAGATCGCGCCAAATGAGAGAGAAAAGATGTTCGCTAAGGCAGCAATAAGCAAGCTAACTGGAGGCGTTTCTACTATATGGGTAGGAGGAGGCTCTGAATTAGAAGCTAGAGAGAAAAAAGCTCGAGTTGAAGACGCCGTTGAGGCTGTTCGCTCCGCTATTGCAGAAGGTATAATTCCTGGCGGTTGTGCAGCCCATCTAGTATTATCTGATATGGTTTCAAAAAATAGAAATGCTCCGCCTTCTTGGGAGATAATGGCAAAGGCGCTTAGAGCTCCGTTTGAGATGTTGCTGTCTAATTGTGGCGAAGATGTTAACGATATATGGAATGCTCTTCACGTCCATGTCTCTAATATAGACATGGTTCCTCAGTATATATTTGATGCTAATGCACATAAGATTGTAGAAGCAGAATCCGCAGGAATAATTGAACCTGTTAAGGTATGTAGAGTAAGTTTAGGTAATGCTCTTTCTGTAGCTTCTTTGTTAATAACATTAGGCGGCATAGTTGTTACTCCTAGAGATTTTACACTAGAAAATCAACTTGCTCTTAGTAGAGATGCCTTTAAATCCATGATGGACCCTAACACTGGCTTTGTAGGGCAAGAGTAATGGATACTATAAAACGCTTTATAGCAGAAAACAAACTAGTTCAATTTTTATTAGTTGGACTTTGCGGTATTGCTATAGGTGTTATATTTTATCCAACTAAAGAAATACAAGAAAAAGAAAAAATTAAATATGAGCAGCAAATATCAAAGTTATCTGAAGAGCATAAGATAGAGCTTAATAAGCTCAATGAATCTTTAAAAAAAGAGAAACATAGAGTTGTAACTGTTAATAAAGACTTAAGATCAAAGCTTGATAAAATCACTATTGAAAATAAAGAACTTAAGAACAAGCAAAAAGTTTCTTATTTTAAGCTTATAAAACCAGATGGCACAATAGAAATAAAAAAATTCTCTGAATCTGAAGTTAATGAGTCTTCTCAAGTAATAACAAAGATTCAACAAGAATTTGAGTTTAGATTAAAGTCGGTTGAAGACAAGTGGGAAAAGATACACGAACAGCGCGTTTCCTCGATAAAAAAAGAGTTTGATAAAAAAGAAGAAGAATATAAAAAGCAGACACAAGAACTTGAAAAAATCAAGATAACGGAAATAAATAAAAAGAAATTTGGGCTTGAAGTTGGATTGAATTTACAGAAACAATTATATGGCCACATTACTTACGATCTTTTTGGACCTTTATTTATTGGTTTACATTCTCAAGTAGGCTCCATAAACACTGGAGCGGGCATAGGTATACGTTTTTAGTATAAATAAAACATGCCAAAGTATAAATTTGTTTGTGATAATTGCGGCGATATAGCGTTAAAATACGTAAACGCTAGCACAGAGCACATTAAATGCCATGCTTGTCAAAAAGATATGAAAAGGCAACTTCCAAGTGCTGGAAGCCAAGCTGTAAAAGAAGTAGTTGATTCTTTTACGGGCACTAAACAATTTCAAGATCAAAAAGAAATACTTAAAGATAGGCAAGACGATTATTATTGGAATGTTGAAGTTCCTCGCCTAATACAAACCTATTCAATAGAGACCTGCTTAGAGCAAAAATGGTTAGTATTTAACGACAAGGGCGAGCTCGTAATAAATAAACCACCTAAAAAAAGATGAAAATCAAGAACATTAAGATATCTAATATCCTTAGCATAGAGGATGCGTCTCTTTCATTTGATGAAGATGGCCTAATGCTTGTTAAAGGTTGGGATTATGACACTAATAGATCAAATGGCGCTGGAAAAACATCAATATTTAACGCGTTATCATTCGCTTTGTTTGATAAATTGCCTAGAAAGATTACTGCATCAGAAATATTACGAAGGGGATGTAAGCAAGGAACTGTTGAGGTTACAGTCGAAGTTGGTTCTAATAAATACACTGTCGCAAGATCAAGGCCTAAAGGAGTTTCTTTCTCAGAGAATGGAAATCAGTTAACTATAACTCAAGAAGAGTTTGAATCAAAGATAGGCTTAAACTACCATCAATTTATGATGATAGTTTATAGTTCTCAGACTAATTCTATAAGGTTTTTAGCAGCTAACGATGCAGAGAAAAAGAAGTTTATGTTGCAGCTTCTTAATATAGATAGTTTTTCAGCAGCAAAAAAGAAATCTGACGAAGTAATTAAAACGTTAGACAATAATTTAACTTTATTTAAAAGTCAATTAAGTAATATAGAATCAAAAATTGAAGCTTATTCAGAGAGCATACACAACGAAGACGATATTAAAAGCCAAATTTCTATTATAGAAGAGAAAAATAAGCCTCTTAAAGACAGCTTAATTAAATATTCTAGCGTTTTAAGGCCCGATCTTACTAAATATCAATCATTAGAGGATGATATAAACACAAAAAGATTAGCCTTATCCAAAGTTAAAGCCAAGAAAGAGATACTTAATCAGGAATATAATAAACTTGCGACAAGCGTTAAGCCTTTCTCTGGCGCTTCTTCTTGCTATGCATGCGGTGGTAAATTAGATAATAAAATGGCAGCCGCCAACCATAATAAAGAAATGAGCGAAATTAAGCAGAAAATGCTTAATATAAAACAAGATATAGATCTTTGCGAAGAAAAACTTAAAAAGGATCCATCTTACGTTGATTTACTAAAAAAAATAAAGGATAAAAAGAAGAATGAATCAACCGATTATGAGTTGGCACAATCTATGTGCTCTGATTTAAGAAGCAAGATTCAACTTAATTCTCAAAAAATCGAAGCATTAGACAGTAAACTTAAAAATAATGCCACATTAAAATTAAAAATAGAAAGCTTAGCTCAAGAAGTACAAAATTTAACTAGCAAAATAACAGAAACGAGTCAAAAAATAGATCTATATAAAACTATATCTAACATATATTCTTCTACTGGTGCTCAAGCGTACGTATTAGATTCTGTTATAGATCTTTTTAATGAATCTGTAGCCAAGCATATAGAGAAAATGTGGGATTTCGCATCTTACGAGCTTATTCCTTATAAAGAAAAGGAAGACGGTGAACTAAGTACTAAGTTCTCTGAAAAATTTACCATAAATGGTAAGGAAGTTTCTGTCGGAAGTCTTTCTGGCGGAGAATATAGAGCGCTTTCTTTATGTGTAGATATTGCTTTAATAGAGGTTCTTGAACTTAGAAATGGCATATCTATATCTCCTGTCGTACTGGATGAGCCTTTTGATGGATTAGATGCAGACGGTAGAGAGCTTGTTGTAGATATGCTTAAAACGATGTCTAATAGTAAGCAGATAATAGTTATAGATCATATGGCTGAACTTAAATCTATGTTTTCAAAGACATTAACCGTAGAAAAAAGAAACGGAATATCTGCAATAACTATAGATACATGATATAATGCTTAAATGGAAAAACTTTTAAAGAGCATTAAAGAACTTAATACTTTGCTAAAATTTATTAAGCAGATTAAGGATAATCCATTGGTTCCCTCTCCTAAGATGCCCGGAGTGAAAAAATTAGGCTCTATAAAGACTCAAAAAATCACAAAAATACCTGGCATAGCGCCAAATACTCTCAAGGACCCTAACAAAGTAGCTCAGCAATTCAAAAATCCCGCACCCAAAAAACCAAAGATGGAAATTTTAAAAACAACTTCTAATGGCCAATGGGATCTTATTGAAAAGGCTGTCTGGGAACATACTCCGCATATAAAGCAGCAAGATTGTAAGTGCAGTGGCGCCAGTAGAGGCGACAACATGCATCACTACAGCTGCGTTGACGCTAATCCGAAACCAGCAGCAGAAACAGCTAGACCAAATATAGACATTAAGCATGACATGTCTCCTAAATTAAAAGATGCTATAGATAAATTTAATAAGAATGTTAATGTAGGTCATATTAAGTGGGATCACGATGATGGACACGCTTATTCTTACATAGACCATGATTATGGCGACTGTGATAGTCACGATCTAGATGAAAAAGACGCCAATACGTATCAAGATGCAATCACTGAGTGGTTACATGAAAATGAGGGCCGTAACGCTATAGATTGTGCTCAAGGCGCGCCTTGAGCACAATC